GTTCATAAACATTAGAAAACCACCCAGTGATAGTTGAAGATACTACCCCGTTATCTCCTTCAGTAACTTCCGCCTTCCATGGATGCTTGTTCTCACCATCAAGTTTATTTCTTCTAAAAACCATGCCTTCTATGGTAGGACTGCTGAATGTAATAGAGTCTCCTTTAGTGGCAAGGCTTGTAGCAGGAACGTTAAATACAACCCTGTAGAGCCAAAAATACCTATACTTTCCGTTAGCTTTTTTAGCACGAAACCCTATGGCTACAGGATTACCTCCATCCTCGCTTCTTGATACAATTACGTTATTGCTGTCAATCTTGCATCCTGTTAAATCCTGGGCTACCAGTGACCCAATATCATCTACTCCTAAAGTTAAAGTTCCACTTTTAAATTCCTTAACCACCTCAGAAGCACCGTCATCTGCATAAAGTATAGCTTCAATAAGCTCTATGCTTAGTTCTGCAGTCATTGCCTTAGCCAAAACCTTAGGTGTACCATAGGTTTCATTTCCACTTAGATCTTCCGTTATACTTGCATAATATAGACTATCCAGTCCGATTGTTGCCATAATATATTTCTCCTTCCACTAATCATATAATTCATATATTTTTAAAACATCAATAGAGTAGTGATGAAAGCCTGTATCTTCTTCATAACCTACATAACGTCTGTCAGTTATTGTAAAATCAGAATAAATCAGTATCTTCACCACCTCACTTTTTCTGATTTGGTAATTGCCTTTTGAGAATAAGGAAAGGCGGACTTCCTGAAATTCTGCTCCAGGCATATCATCAGCATAATGGTCGAAGATATCACTCATGGGAACCAAAACTATATACTCATCCGGTGGTTTTTCACTGAACAATCCGGTTTCTATAGGTATCCCCAAAGGTTCAAGGACCTCACTTATATCTTTCAAAATACTGTCAGTCAATTTGTCCGCCCTCCTTTTTTTTTATATTTTATTAATCTCTTCATCAAGCTTCCTTTTCATTGTTTCTATGCATGCTTTCCTACTGGATGTTTTTGCAGGCTTTAAAAAGGGTTTAGGCGGTTGTCCCGACTTGCCGTACTCCAATATATTGGTTAGTTTGGCATTGGACTCCCCATCTTTTCTTGGTTCTTCAAAACCTACCTTCACGTTATAGTTTCCCTTGTTGTCAACTCCTGCGGGACTTATTCCTAAAGCATCTATCAATTCTCCTGTTGATCTTGATTTAACCTTGGTGTCTTTTCCAATAACTGTCTTTAGATTTGAACTTACCTTGTCTTTAACAACTTCTCCTCCAGCTTTTAATACCTTTGGAATAATTTCATCGGTTTTCTTTGCCAAGGTGGATACTTTTAAAAGAAAATCTTCTGGCATTTTGTAGGTTCCTCTTGCCATGAAATCCCCTCCTAGTTCTTTGCAGCTTCAATTATTTCTGCTGCTATTTCAATATATATTCCTCTTATATTTTCCACACTGATAATCTTGTACTCTACAGTGTCCCAGCGAATGAGCATTCCCGGTTCAATATAAACATCCGGTATTTTTCTTATTTGAAAGGTGGCATTGGCTTTGGTATATGCAGCCATATTGGCCCACCTTCTCGAAGCGTGCTGTTCATCTTTATATGCCCTAACACTGGCTATTATTTCTTCTCCTTTGGAAGAAAATCCTTCATCGTCTTTTACTGATACTGTGTCTATTATGTCGATTAGAGTGCTCATCTTCCCGAAGCTCATCGCCATCACCTGCCTTTAACAATTTTTCATTGTTTCCGTAATTTCTATTTTTCCGTCTGCCTTTACGGTAGCATCTTTTCTGAGGTTTTCTCTTCTTCCTTACCCACAGTTTCTTTATCACACCTGCCACTCCTTTCCCATGCGAAGAAGAAGGTGTACCGTCTTCCAAACCTGCTCTGAAGCTCTCACATTGTCATTGAAGAATCCTCCAGTAGAACCGTCTCTGCTTTCGTAAAAATGAGAGGCAAGCATGATTACACCCTGCTCCGTAGCCGGAGACATAATATTTGTTTGATAGAAATCCTTACCCATATGCTGATAACCCTCTGCATAACTTACTGCTGCTGTTATGTAACCTTCTATTAGGGTATCGTCTTCTGGATATGTGATAATTAAATTAGCCTTTACTTTGTCAAGCAGAGCCATACTTTATCACTCGCTTTCCATCAACCCGGCAGCTTTTAGTTTTGCCAACAATGAATTAAAGTCCGTGACAAGAGCTGCTACATCTACTGCACTGCTATCTGCTTGGATTAGGGCAGGCTTTAGCTCAGTTCCATTAAAGGTTAATTTACCTTCAGCTGCTACTTCAAGCTCACCGCCTATTACTGTTTTTTCTCCGCCCTGCTCGGTGTAGTTTTTACTGTTGTATCCCATAGTTTTCCCTCCTTATCAAAGTTAAAGAAAGACGATCTGCTGACCGCCTTATCTAATTATTAAGCTTTCTGCTGCAATACCTTTATAGCCTCTGAAAGTATGAGCTTTCCATCTAATCTTTGGGAAGCTAAGAAGCCTACCTGACCGTTGGCTGCATAAAGTTCATTTAATCTTTTAAAAGTTCTACCCTGTCTGTCAGCAATCCAGTAGTATTTGAAATCTCCAAATAGAATTGACTTTTCTCCTGCAGCTGCTGTAGGCATATATTGGGAAGTTACAACCGGTCTGTTTAGAATAGTGTCCGGAGTTCCCGATGTAAGGGATGGCTGCCACAAATATTGTCCCTGTCCGTCCTTAAGCTTTCTAAGTTTTTTGATAGTATCATCGTTTACAAGAAAAGATGCATTCTTTCTGTAGGAAGACTTAAGGCTGTGATACAAATCCAACACCTCATCAATTACAATAGCAGTAGTACCGGCTGCAGTTACTCCAAGGCCAGCCCCGCCTGTTGCATTAAGAAGTCCAGTTGGTTTTGATGATCCGTTGCCGGTAAGAAAAGCCTCTTCTTCAGCCGCACCGATTCTTCTGGCAAATTCTGTGGCAATGTACGCTTCTAGGTTAAAGTAGCTGTCGTTGAGAAGTTCATCAGAAACTTTAAGCATAGTTCCCAGCTTGTAAGCAGAAAGGGTTACCTGGGTGAAAGCTTCATCGCTTTCAGTAAAGGCTGCTTCTTCATCCATCCAAGCTGCCGAGCCGTGGCTAGCCACAACGGGAATTTTTCTGTCTCCGTAGCTGGTTGTAATAACGTTGCACAGGTTTCTTAGAATATTTGCTTCATTAAGAGCCTGGATCAGTTGATTTTCATACTCATCCGGTACTAAAAATCCACCTTCAGAGTCTGTTCCAACTTCCAAAGCATTCTGTACTGATGGATTCATCTTGTTTCTCATTGCTCCCCAAAAAGCTGTCTTGTATCCATCTGATGCTCTACCGGTTTTTTCTTCTTTCATTCTTTCCGGTCTTGAAGCGAGAGGTTTGCTCAGGGCTGCTGAAAGTTCTCTGTCCATATTTTCCTGTCGCTCCAGTCTTTCTATTTCTTTTCCCAGACTTACCACTTCATCTTCCATCTTCTCATAAGCTTCATTGTCTTCCGAGTTGATCAGGCCGTTTTCCTGGCGATGTTCATCTAGGAATGTCTTTGCCTGCTCCCATACCTTTGCTCTTTGTTCTCTTAACTCCTGAATTTTACTCATGTTTATTACCTCCAATTTTTTATCAGCTCCAGCCTTCTTTCCAGCTGGGCGATAGGTATTAGTTTTATTTCTGCTGGTTCTTCCTTTTCTTCTTTGTCAATAGGTGTCCTTACTTGAATTGGTTTTTCTTCCTTGTCGGCAAGATACTTCATCCTCGCCTGAATTCCCGGGAGTTTGTTTCTTAATGTGTTGGTCACAGTCATCTGGTCAAAGATGAAGCCTTCGCTGCTTTCATCTGCCGGTTCTGATTGGTAGAGAATCTTGTCTGCAAAGTTTAGCTCCAAGGCTTTATGGGCGCTCATCCAGGTTTCAGCATCCATCATGTGGGATATTTTCGCTCTGGACTGTCCCGTCTTTGTCTGGTAGGCATTGATTATGCTTTCTTTAACTTCGCTTAAGAGATTAATTCCCACCTGGAGATCAGCCACCTCTCCTGCAATCAACATGGCCGGATTGTGTATCATAATTACCGACAGGGGAGAAACTAATACCTCATCTCCTGCCATGGCAATAACAGATGCTGCACTGGCTGCAAGACCGTCAATGTGAACACTTACTTTTCCCGGATATTCTTTGAGCATGTTGTAAATCTGTGCTGCTGCAAAGGTGTCTCCCCCGGGAGAGTGTATCTTTACCACAATGTCATCTTTCTCTGGACCACTGTCATAGAGCTCTGTCTTAAACTGTTTGGGAGTGATGTCATCATCAAACCAGGAAGACTCTGCAATGTACCCTTCAAGATGCAGGGTTCTTACAGAAATCTCATCAGCTTCATTCACCACCCACCGCCAAAACTTATCCATTAAACTTCCTCCTTTTTTTGGCATTAAAAAAGCACTTCCCTCTTTGAGAAATACCATTGTTAAAAATATTCAGTATTCAATTTTTATATATTCTTTATTCTATTCTTCAGTCTCTTTAACATTTTCATCCATTGCTTTCTTTGCATAAGCACCGGCCATCTTAAGAGGAAGCATATTCCCGTTTATTAAATAAAGGTCTCCACCGTCTTTCTGTGAGATAGGATCCATGTTCTCCATACGCCTTACATCATTGACGGAGAAAAAACCGTTCTGAATTCCAATGGAGTAGCCATCCATCCTTGATTTGTAGTCCCCCCTCATAAGAGCTGATGCGTTAAAGGACACAAAGCACTGTCCCTTTTCTTCCTCTAAAAAAAGTTTCCTGTTCATAGCCTGTTCAAGTCTTACCAGCCAGGGTCTTATGGTATGGACCACAAAGCTGATGGATTGGTTCTCTATATTACTAAAGGAACTCTTGCTTAGATCTGCCACCATATGAGGAGGCACTTGAAATATTCTGCATATCTCTTCTATCTGAAACTTCCTCGTTTCAAGAAACTGAGCATCGGAGTTGGGCATGCTTATGGCTTGATATTGAAGACCGTCTTCTAAAACTGCCACCTTGTTGCTGTTGTTGGTTCCTCCGTAAGCAGCCTGCCAGGCATCCCTCACCTTTGAGGGTTCTTTTATGGTTCCAGAAGTTGACAGTATACCGCTTGGTGTTGCATTGTTGGCAAAGAACCTGCCTCCGTATTCTTCAGCCGCAATATTCAGTCCGATGGCATTTTTAGCAAGGGCCACCGGTGAATAACCCATAACTCCGTCAAAACCGAGACCGGGAACATGAAGAACATCTTCAGGACCTAAGTAGTGAGTTACTCCTTCTTTTATATATGCATAGTACAGATTTCCATTATTGTCTCTATCTAACATCATCTTATCCGGAAGAAGAGGATAAAGATTCATCACCTCACCCTTACCGTTTCGTATTATCTGACAGTATGAATTACCCCAAAGAAGAAGATGGGTCATCATGGTTTCCCTTAAGGTGAAAGATGTCATCTCTGGATTAGGCTCATCATGGAGTAATTTATATAGAGGATGGGTGTACATCTTTTCCTTTCCTTCCCCTTTGTACTTGTAAGTATGAAGAGGTAAGGATGCCACGGTTTCTGCAATTATCCTTACACAGGCAAATACGGCTGTGGTCTGCATTGAGCTTCTCTCATTTACTATCTTCCCTGATACGCTTTGTCCCATATAGAACTTAGGTGCGCTGCTTACACTGTCTTTAGGTTCTGCCCTTGCTTTAGATAACCATTTTAATAGTTTTGACATAATTTATTCCTCCAAAATTCGCATAATAAAAGCACCCATTTTCATGAGTGCTCTAATATTTCTTTGTTATTATATTATAATAATTATCGGTAATATTAATGTAAATTAAGAATGTTTTTATTCTTCATATTGATTTAAGCGTTTCTACCATTTTATTTTAAAACTGTCTTTTATCAAGGTTTCTCCAAAAGCTTTTATTTCTACATCATATGTACCAGTATCCCAAGAATGGTCATCACCTTTATAGTGATATATAGATAAAAGAGTATTTCTGTAAGTAGTATCCATATCTTTGTAAACATTAAACCATAAATTAGTTTCTAGTATCCCTTTTCCATCTAAAATAAAGGTAAGAGGTATGGTAAGATATTCTTCGGTTTCTGGCCATTCTATTTCTCCCCAAGCAGATATATAGTTTAGTTCTTCATCAAAATAAAAAGTATTTGTGTAATAAATATTACTTAAATCATTATTATTGTATTCTGTTATCGATTGTGCATAAAATTTTAATTCATTAATTTTTATATCTTTTGAGTATTCTTCTTCCTTACTATTATCCCAATAAAAAGATATTTTTTTAGAATCTAGAATATTTTTTTTGTAGTATGCTTTAACAAT